CGGAGGAACTACAACTAGTGTTTTACCGCCATTCATCTTTGTGTCAAGTGCGAGTGCGATGCCCTGCGCGGTCTTTCCAAGACCCATGCTGTCTGCCAACAACACGCGGCGAGCCTCCAATGCGTACTTCACCCCAACACGTTGGTAAGGCAACAACGGTAATTCTAAGTCAAAGTTTATTTTAGCGTCGTTGGACTTGGACAATTCCACGAGTTCGGGACGTGATACAACAACTTTGGGCATACGTTCCAACTCGTAAACAAACAATTCTAAGTTTGTGAGCATGATTACGCTGTCCCATTTTAATTCGGGCAATTGCGTAACCGCAGGGCAGGTTTCGCTATCGTGGTACGTCCGCCAACCGCCTTTGTCAAACACGTACAAACCCAAACCAGCCAACACTTCTCCGTTACAAAGAACGCACTCGTCTTTGCGTTTATTTACAAGAATACGTGTTGCGGTCATCGGCAGGTGAGCCTGTGAAGCGGGGCGCGTAATTGGCAAGACCGACAGATACTCCAACAAATCGTTGGCGCTCGTGAAAGTCAATTCATCAAGGTTCTGTGCCTTTATCCACAGGTCTATTTGTGTTTCGTCAAGCAAGCCCAATGGCATACTACGCGCCGTAAGCGATGCCCTAATTTGGACTTGTTGTTTAGGCAAAACTGCGACATTAGCCACTAGTTTCCTCCCCACGCAGTTGGCGCACGCGATGGTACGTCATCTAACCTCCTGCCCCAACCTTAGCACACCACCCCCCGTCGCTGTCAAGTGGGTGTTGGTGACACAAGTCACAGAGAGGAAAGTATTTCATTCCACAGAGCGATGCCATGCGTTATGTCGCGTGTTCGTGACAACTCGTACAGCCGTTGCCCTTCCTCAATACGCAATTGTCGTGAGCCAACTAGTTCACGCAGGTGGCGCAACCATTGATGTGGACGACGGGCGATACGCCCAGCACCCCATGTTGCGGACAGGTTCTCGTAAGAACTTGACGCAGAAGCGACCCAAGGAATACCGCTGGCGGAATACTCCAACAGTTTGATTTCTGACTTGGCTTCGTTAAAAGGCATGTTTCTAAGGGGGGCAATACCGATGTCCATCGCCAGCAACTTTGGATAATCTTGCGGTTCGCACAACGGAAGCAAATCCACTAATTCTTTCGGCACCCCCACCTCGTCTGCGAAGTGGGGAGATTTCTCGTAGGCACCGCCGTGTAGGTAGCGAACCTGCGCGTTCGCGTTCTGCGTGGTCGTTAGTTGGGACAACACCCCGCGCATAATTTGTAAATCTCCGCTTCTGTGGGCGGTAGAGCCGACCCACCCAACATAGACATGTTCCTTTTCTGTGTGGTCGTGTTTTGTAAAGGCATCTACATCAACGGTGTTTGGAAACATGTGAACGTTCTTGTTCCATTTGCTTATTCGTTCGTACAAGAAAGGGGTAGAAACTGTAATAAAATCACTGGCGGCAATAATGCTTTTGTAATGGTTGGTGTTTTCCTTCGGATTGTTTTTTGGGTGCGATGCCGTCCACGCATTATTTGCGGGGTCAAGTCCCCAATACCAATCATCTACGTCGTTGATTATTATTTGCCCTTTTTCACGCGATTTTTTGACGTGATACGCCAAACCTTCGTTCATCATTCTTTGCATGATGATTACATCCACTTCGTGGAGCGCTTGATTATCATCCTCTATTTTGAGTTCGGTGTAGTGCCAAACGAGCCGTCCGACCACGTGGTCGTATTTTAAATGGTTTAAATACTTACCAATACGCGCCCACCCAGAACCACCCCATCGCGCAGATTTGTCTTTGGTTAAAGATGGATGGATTCGGTCTGCGGAAACTATCCCAATTTTCATTCCTGCGTGGTCGGTTGTTCCTGTGTGGTCGGCTTCCACAAGACCTTAAAAGCGAGCAGGTCGTTTTTGTCCCAAATTGGAGTAGCGGCAAGAGTGACAATCGGTTTCGGAAAGTCATCGCGCTTGCGAAGCGTGTGAATGCGTTGTTTTACGACGCCCAAAAAGGCCGCCGTTTCTGCCGTACCGCAAAGGTTGTTTGGGTCAATCATGTGTGTCTCCTATTTGTGTGGTCGTTTTATTTAACGAATTACTATGTTACATGCCCCAGTGTGCCAATCCACCGTTGTCCAGCAAATATTTAGCAACCCTGAGGTTACAGTTTAAATCATACAATACTTCAAGGTTCCCCAACTTGGACTCACAAACGTTGGCGGTAACGGTTCGCCATGATGAGTTAATTTGTAACAAACCACGGTCAATGGAGCCGTCTTCGTTCAACGTCCAAACGACGTTGCCTTTGTTGTCCCATTTGGCGTTGACAGCATTTGGATTGCACCGCGATTCGCGCCAAGCAATGTGTGAGAACGTTTTAACGGGTCTCAAACCATATTGCCTGAACAGCGTCTCGTACTCTGGGCAGGTTTCTGTTTCGTCTATCTCGTTCTTTTTTGTAACTGCGTGGTCGTGTTTTTCGGGCTTACTGATTGCCGTTGCGCCCAATTTAACGAGGTTTTGGTCATATATGTCTTCAATCGGGCGCACCTCCCTTATCTCCTCCCTAGTATTGTCCCTAGTGTTTATCGGTTCGTTTGGCGTTGTAATTTTTCCAAATGTCGTTGCTGTAAGTGTTCCAATAAATATAACAAAGAAACAAAATTGTCGTACCAGCGCGTTCTCCTTTGTCGGCGGTTAAAATAAAAACCGCAACATAACGACAACGGGTGTCGGATGGTTGCGGCCTCTAATCCAGCATAGCGGAAATTACTGCAGGAGTTGATACAGGACGGTAAACAGGTCAAAGTCTGTTTCGTGCATGTCGGGTACCACACTCAAGTTTTTATTTTGTTTTTTACTTGCATCATTTGCGGCGACGCACTTTTTACAAAGGCAATTTTGCCGATATCTGATAACGGTACCGTGCGGTTTTAGTGCTGTTTTTTTGGGTTTTTTACTAAATGCGCTTCGCTCTAGTGGTGTCAAGCCTCCCCACATTCCCCACTGTTCATTAATCCCGTCGTTCAGGCATTTCTTCCATACTGGACAAATGTAACACACTTCACGAGCAACGGCGTAATATTCATCCTGATTGCTTGCCTCAAGCGGTGGATACCACAAGTCAATGTGCTTTCCCTTGCACAATGCTTGGTCTCTCCAAGTCATTAGTCGTTTGCGTTTCTTAGATTGCCCTCACGATACAATTTCACCAAGTTTTTTGACGTCTCTTCTACAAACACCACTAAATCACGCATTTTATTATCTTGCATTTGTATTTCCGCTTGTCTTTTTTTCAAATCACTTTCTAAAGTTCTCAAATACATAAACAAATTTTCCCAACCATCATAACGCAGTTCGGTGAGTGACAAACCCGTGTGTTTGGAAATGTCCTCCAAACTAACGGCTTCGTTCATCAATAACGAAGCGAGTCCGCTGACGGCCTTTGTCATGCGTTCCACCTCTGGTAATAGAACGCTTTTGGCGACGGACGGACGACCCACGTTATCAAACAGGTGTCTCATCGTTATTTGTTTTGTTGTTTTTATAGTTTGGCAAATTTCGTGTGACACAATCCCAACCGCATCCGACGTAACCCGCAATGTCCACCCAGTGGTCGCGTTTTTCAGGAGTCCATGAAAGACGGCTAACTTTAAGCAGCACCATCATCACCGCAACGTCTTGTGGTTCAATAACGAGACCCTGTTTACGTTGTATAATACGGTTCAAATACCTTTGCCACAAATCAGCAGTCATTCCAAAATCTTCGTAGGGGTCTCCGTAATCCTCATTACGGTCTCCAACTATTAGACCTGCTGCATCGTGTAGTACTTGTTTACGCTCGTTGGCTGCCATGAAATTTCCCTCTTGTTTACCCTATTAATCAATTGAACAAAGTCTACCAGTGAATTTACACGAAACAACACGTCGTGCTGCTTATTCCATGGGTGGTCGTGCAATACGGCTAAAACCCCCGCATCATCCAACTGTTTATAATATAAATAATGGTCGTCAAGCATTGCGGAATGTTCTTTTGCGGTGTGCGCGAGAATGGTTTTGTCTTGTGTGAAGTGAAGGTGGTCAGGAACCATGCCGTGCTCGTGGAGCCAATCGGCGGTCTGTGACCAAGCCTCCGTGGGACGTGCGGTAATGACATGGATTTTAACGTTCATGTCTCTCATCATTTCCCAACCACCGCGTGCAAATTGCATTGGTGGTTCTGACGCAAACAGACGGTGTGTGACTGAGGCGGACGAAAGCATGGCATCAAAAGATTTTTTACTTATGCCCCAATCTTCGTAAAAATTCCAGTGCGTAGGTTCTGGAAAATCCGACCTTTCTAGCACGTTTTCGCAATACTTTTTAAAGGCGTCCATGAACGGGTACAACACCCCGTCCATGTCAATCCCAACGTCAGTAATTTTCTTTTGTTTGTACATTTTGTAACTCCATTTTTACAGCGATTGATGAGTGTGTCTTTTTGTCCGTGCAAATGGGGGGGTATTTGTTGCTGATAACCGACACTACTTTTTGACATTTAGGGCACCTATAAGTATACGGAAGTTTCTTCATCGCTCCTCTTCAACATCTATTATTTCTTGATAAAAAGCATCGGTTGCCGTTGGTCCAAGACCCCCACTGGGTAAGGTGTTGGCTTGGTTGGCGGCACGTTGACCAAACAATCTAGACAGCACTCCGCTTGAACCGCGAGCCTCAACTTCAAAACGCACCAAATCACGAGTGTCATTTATGTTTTTAAACTTTTCTATCATCTCAAAAGCCCTGTCCAATTCGGATGACAATGTAACATCAAGTCCCTGACCCTCCAACTCTTCGGCAAAACGGGCAAACAAGACGCGGCTTACCTGCATTTCAATCATGGCTCTAAGGGCTGCCTGCAACTGGTCTTTAGTTCGTATTTCTACTGGCAACTTGAAAGCGCATTCTGAATGTTCCTTAAACGCGGGACATTTTGAAGCGAGATAACAATTATCGCACTGTCGCAAAAGTGCTCCTGAATACCGAATAACGTTGGTTTGTTCTGGCGCAACCTCAATTGATTCCCCATATTCATCAATGGTTTGCGACCCCATAGACGTAAGCGTTTCCACTCCTATGACTGGCAATAATAAGTGCTCATTTTCGTTCCGCTTTTCTGGAGGGGGTATAACAATACTTGTACCCCTGTTTTCCACATTTGTCAAACTACCGCTGTGGGGGGGTGTAATAATTATGTTACCACTTTCTGTATCGTCATCGTTTTGTTGAACGTCGGGTGATGCAGCGTCATAGCCCCCTAAAACGTGTTCTTCGTAGCGTTTCCACGAAACTATTGCCAAGTTGCTAATCGCATCCACCTCGTCAGCCAAAACGTTTTCATACGAAATTCCTAGACGTTCAATGTCAGATTTGTGTCTTTTACGAGCAGACTCCTTTTGTTGGGCGGGATAACGTCGTAAACCGTGACCAGTCCACACCTGTGTTTCTCCGTATCGCACGGCGCTTGTCCACGAATTAATCAACACGGCATCCCATTTGTAATTTTCAATATTGTCTGGTTTTGATGTCAACCCAACCATTTTGGCGCTCCACCGCATAGAAATGGCATTCAACCGATTGTGGTGGTGTTTAGTCAGTGCCTTGTCACTGACTGCTACTCTGCCATGTTTTTGGCAAATCCAATTGAGACGTTCAAGGTCTTCAGCATCGTTCCACAAGGGAACGTATTTTTCCCCTAACCATGTTCCGTCGTAGTCTGGACGACCTACAATGATTGTCAGGTCGTCGGCGTACGCCCGCAAGAATGCGTCGTAACGAGACACGTCTTCATCACCTTCAGACGTGTACACCAACAAATCACTGCTTTCGTATTTTGTTTTCAGGTCTAATTGTTTCTTTTTAGGAATGGACAAGTGGGTTAAATTAATACCGATGCGGCGCACCCCAGCAGACAAAAGCATTGAAGAATACATGCTTTTTTCTGCGCCCCCGAAATAAACCCTCATGTCCACCCAGCCTTTCGCCACACGGCCTGTGCGGAAAACTCCTCAACTTCCTTGCGATGTTCGTCGCTGTGGTACAAACGAAGGATGTGCACGCACGGGTCTTTCCCTTCTTCGTACTGTTCGGCTTCTTCTTGACTCAACGGCGTGCCGTCGTGAGCCTCACATATGGGAGGTGAGCACCAACCCATTTTTACCCCAACCTCAATCCACTCGTCTTGCCTCATGTTTCTCGCCAGGTTCTTTCTGCGTTTTTGAGCGCTTGCGTTTCTATCTCTTTTGTGATTTCGTCCCATCCCACAATTGTACGCGGTTTGTCCCATTCTGGTCGCACTGTGTATGGAACAGTCATCAAAAGAGTTGGAATACCTTCCTTCAGTACTTTGGCAACGGTTTCTGGATTGATGTCAACGTACCAATCAATGCGGTTGTAGGCGGCGTGTACCGCCCTTACTCGGTCAAGCCTGTTGTCAGAGCCAGTTTCCCAATGAAAATCAATTGAACCTGGTTTAAACCCCTCTTTCTTCAACCATTGCATAATCAGTTCATGTTGGCTTTTGTCAACCCCGTCTACAAGCAGGCAGATGCGTCCGTTGTAGGTCGGAAACAACATGTTCCATAATTTGCGACCATGATTGTTTGGTTGACTAGCGCCGATGTCAGATGACCTATTGGCGATAACTTCAAAAGTAAAAACAATCATTTATCGTACAATCCCAGCATTTTTCTCTCTTTTTGCGCGTACCATGCTGCTGCTGGGCAATACATGCATAAATACTGGCGTTTTTCTTTTGGCACACCAATCTTACGACCAATTGTTTTGGATTCGTCACACCAATCTATGCATCCGCTGTTGGGACGATTATGCCTGTTGAAACAGTTCAAAGCATCTACTTTCAACTCGTCACGAAAATCTTTGATGATAATATCGTGATTTTTCAACTCGTTCTTGATTGCGGTTTCCGCGTCCAACTTGTCAGCCGTTTCCTTGTCGGTTCTGAAAATGAGAGCACGCCAATTTTCGTGGTCTTGGTTGCGTGCTTTATGACGTTCCAAAATATCCAACAACTCCATGTCGTATTCTGTTGGACCGTCGTACGGTTTCATTTTGTAAATGACACCATCCTCTTTTCTACCGTCAATGTTTCTCCAACAAACTAGAAGGCGATTGGGCTGGTCAGTCATGTTGTTTTCCAAACTTTGGTGTCAGATTATCGGTTTTTTGTGTTTCGTGGTTTCAGGCTCTCGTCAAGCGTCAATCCTAAAAAA